CTCTATGATCACTATAACTTCTATTGGTTTTTAGTTTTATTATTTTATCACTACTATCACGCAATTCTAATACTAGATGTTCTTTTCTAATGGTATCAGCAGCAACTACAATAACTACTTCTGGTGAAGTATCCGATACTGGTTTCCAAAGACAATGTGTTACTCCAGGTCCGTTGACATCGGTTGCTTCGGGATCATCTAAACTTTCTTCCACTTTCACAGGTTTCGGTTCAACTACTGGTTTGACATCGTTCGATACTTTGTCACTTTTTACCTCTTCTTCGCCTACATATTTTCTAAGAAGACGTTCAACCAAATTTAAAAATTTTAAAAAAAGAAGTCTCATATTAGTTCTCCGAAATATTCAATCCTGTTTAATTATTTATAGACAATTTAAATGTGAATAAATAATACCTAGTATTGGCAAACTCACTGATAATAAATCAAAAAGGCAAATCTAAAATGGCTTTACCTACTACAAGAAGACAATTAAAAGATTGGGTTTTGACCAAACTTGGTGCACCTGTCATAGATATTAACATATCACCAGAGCAATGTGAAGATAGATTGTGTGAAGCACTCGATTATTTTAAACAGTACCACTTTGACGGCGTACAAGATATCTATCTACAACATAAAATAACAGGAAGTAAATTAAATTTCGCATCGGCAGTAACAGCGGAATTTCAAACAAACGAAAAGATTATAGGACTAACCAGCGGTGCAGAAACTAAATTTTTCGATAAAGCTGGTGATAATCTTTCAATAAGAGTTTATGATACCAAGAAAGATAATCAATATGCCAATTTTATACAATTCTTGCCAGGAGAAACAATAAAAGGAGAATCCACTAATACTGTTGCAGTATTGTCAGCAACTAATCCTTTTGTAGCAGGTGATGTCGATAGGCATTATTTGCCATTAGGTGATGATATTATAGCAATTTCGCATTTATTAAAACTGGACACGGGATATCCTGGCGCAGGAATGTGGAACGTAAAATATCAATTCTATCTGAATAATTTACCACATCTTATCAGCACAGACATTATATCATATGATATGTTTCGTAGACATCTATCGTTATTGGATTTTGAATTAAACGCACAACCAAGATTCGATTTCAATCAAATCACAGGCAGATTAAATATCAACACAGATTGGGGTAACCAAATTAAAATAGATGATACCGTTGTGGTTAAAGCATGGAAATCATTAAATCCTTCCGACTATCCTAAAGTATACTCCAATTATTTTGTTAGAGAATATGCTTATCTATTGTTCAAGATGCAATGGGGCAATAATCTGAAGAAGTATGATGGTGTTGCTTTAATGGGAGGTGTAACACTCAATGGTCAAAAAATATATGACGAAGCAGTTGCTGAAATGGAGAAGTTAGAAGTTAGACTTCAAAAAGAATTTCAAACGTCTATGGGTTATATTTGGATGGGATAATATATGCCAAGTAATCCATATTTCAGACAATTTAGAGTTCTTTCGGAACAAAATTTAGTAGACGATCTAATTAAAGAGGTCATACAAATACATGGCGTGGATTTGCTTTATCTGCCAAGAACTACACAAAAATTAGATTTAATATACGGCGAAGACATCTTATCTAAATTTGATGACTATTACGATTTAGAGATGTATTATAAGAGTCAAGCATTTGAAGGCGCACAAGAGCATATATCAAAGTTTGGACTACAATTAGAACACAGAATAACTTTAGTGGTTTCAAAAACTAGATTTGATCAAGCAACTAGTTATCAATTAGATAATCCTAGAGAAGGAGATTTAATTTTCGATCCTCCTACAAATTCATTATGGGAAATAAAATTTGTAAACAAATTTGAAAGATGGTTTCAATTAGGTGATTTACCAATTTATGAACTAGAAGTTACTAAATTTGAATTTGGACAAGAACAATTCGATACTGGAATTGCTGAAATTGATCAGATTGAAACTGATTATTCTAGAACTTTATTATTAAAAGTTACTAACAGTGTTGGTAATTTTTTAGATAATGAAATCGTTTTTCAAGGAACTAGTTTAGCAAATTCAACCGCCAGTGGTGAAGTTGCACTTTGGGATTATACAAAGAATGAATTAAAATTAATCAATATAAAAGGAGTATTTGATACCGCCAATGGTATTATCACTGGCGCAACTAGCGGAACTACAAAAACATTGGATGGTACTCCCGATCAATTGGCAGATAATGATTTTGATCTCTCAAATAATAGAGGATTTGTCGATGAATCTCAAGGATATTTGGACTTTTCCGAATCGGATATTTTTGGGTTTTTGAAGAGCTAATAAAGGAACAAAAAAATGTTTAATAATGAATGGTTCTATCACAAATCTTTCAGAAAAGCTGTTACCGTTTTTGGTACACTATTCAGCAATATAACGGTAAAAAAAATTGATACTTCTGGAAATGAAGTTGAGAGATTTAAAGTTCCTATAGTTTATGGACCAAAAGAAAGTTGGGTTTATAGACAAGAACAAAATAATATGGTTGAACCAAACACTGTAGATTCAATTCAACCTAGAATGTCGTTTCAAATGACTTCAATGGTTTATGACACTACAAGAAAACTTTCTAAGATAGAAAAATACACAAAGGTAAAAGATAATCAAACTCTATTAAAACAATTTACCACAGTTCCATATAATATTAAAATCGATCTATACATACTGTCAAAGTTTGCCGATGAATGCAATCAAATTGTAGAACAAATCTTACCTTATTTTACTCCAGGTTTAACTGTACAATATTTGCCAATTCCTGAAATGAATTTCAGAGATGATATGCATATAGATTTGTCTGATGTTTCCTTTGAAGATCAGTGGACGGAAGATTTAGATGCAAAAAGAGATATAACCTGGACCTTATCTTTCAATGTGAAAATGAATTTTTATGGACCTATATCACAACAAGGAATTATACGAGAAGTTATTGTCAATACTCATACAAAATTGCCTGAAAATAATTTCGGAGAAATAGATCCTTCTAGTGAAAATTTGAAAAAGATTCCTAGAATACAGAGACACATACTCACGCCAGATCCAAACTCTGCCGGACCAAATGATGATTATGGTTATACTGAATCGAGTTTCGAGTTTAATGATGGTAAAAGATACGACCCAGAAACAGGAACTGACGTTGATATAGATGATTGAAGGAGTTAAATATGAATTATAAATCAGGCGTATCGCCGAAGGATAAAAACTTTTTTATGTCAAAAGAAAAAACGGAAGAAATAAAAAGCCTCACGGAAAAAGAGCAAATTGTTGAATATGATTCTGTCAGAAAAGATATAGCAAAGGCAGTAAATACAAACAGTGATGACTCTAAAAAATTAATGTTAAATGATTTTGAATATCTTCGTGGTCATATGATGACCGCTATAGAAGCAGGTCAAGAAGCTATTACGGATCTTTTGGAATTGGCTAGAAGTTCTCAACATCCAAGAGCATACGAAGTTTTGTCTTTGATGATAAAGACCATATTAGAAGGAAATAAACAACTAATAGAGGCACATAAAGATAAGAGAGAGATAGAAACGATGAAGGAACCGGAAGAGGCGAAGGCACAAACGGTAAATAATAATGTCTTTGTAGGAAGCACAACGGAGCTACATAAATTACTGAAACAATTAAAATCACAATAATATTATGTCACAAAGAAAAACAGTATACAAAGGTAATCCAAACCTCAAAGCGACCAATATTTCAATCGAGTTCACGACAGAACAGGTGGAAGAATACGTAAAGTGTTCTCAAGACCCTTTATATTTTATTGAAAATTACATTAAAATAGTAACTCTGGATGAAGACGAGCCAGAAAAATATATGAAACTTTATGATTTCCAAAAGGACATCATAAAAGTATACAATGAAAACCGATTTGCTATAGTTAAGTGCAGCCGTCAGATTGGTAAGAGTACCATCACTTGTGCATATGTTTTGTGGTCGATTCTCTTCAAAGAAAACTACAAAGTTTTGATTCTGGCAAATAAAAGTGACACCGCTATAGAAATTCTTGGCAAAGTTAGATTTGCATACGAACAGTTACCCAGATGGATGCAGCAGGGTGTTGGTGAGTGGAACAAGCATTCAATTCTTCTAGAAAACAATTCTTTGGTAAAAGCAGTACCAACTTCAAGTTCTTCTGGTCGAGGTGGTACGTACAATATGGTTCTACTAGAAGAGTTTGCGTTCGTAGATGAAAGTATTGCAGAAGACTTTTTCGCTTCCGTATTTCCCGTAATATCTTCCGGTAAAACGACAAAGTTGTTTATGATTTCTAC